AGTATCTAATTCAGAATAAATATCTACCGCAAAAGAATTAATCAAATACTCAGTAATCTGAGCATCTGAATAATTAAGTTTATCTTCTTCAATTAGCCGAACTGCATCAAAAAAAGTTCCTCGCCAATTGCATTGATAACATGTAATTTTCTGTGTTCCAGAAATGATAGTTGCACTTGGATTACCCTGAATTACTCCTTTTATTTTAACATGTCTAGTATGTAATCCTGGACACGTAAATAAAAATGAACCATTTTTACTTGTCTTAGTAAATTCAGGAAATTTACTTTTTAGATATTCAAATAATTTGTAGTTGATTTCCATTTTTTCTCCCGATAATAGTAATTAAACTTAAATTAAACTTTAGTCTTGACGTAAATAATCTAAAAGTGAATTTGCAACTATTCTTGTAACCTGAGCAATACCTTCTGGGTCTAATCCATCTAAACATGATGCTCCGCATAATACAGAAGCAGCAGCATTTAGTGCATTGCCTTTTTGTATCTGTGCTGTCTTCTCTGGAGAATCTTTATATGAACCACCGCTTTTTCCAGCCCATTGTTTCTTTACTGGATTCTTTTTATTACAAGGAAAACATTTAGTATATTTATCATCCTTTAATGCTACTCCGCAATCAATACATTTTGGACCTACAGAGGTATCAGTAACTTTTTGTTCTACTACGGGATTTGCTTTTGCAGCTACATTACACCCATAGCATTTTTCAAATTTACCATCCTTGAGTTCTTTACCACAAACAGAACATGCAAATCCTGTTGAAGATGGCTTTGGTGTTTCTTTTTTAACTTCCGGCACTGGTTCTTTATGCTGCCATACCTGCCTATCTGAAACCTTCTCGGTTTCGACAGGGGCTTTTTGTTCAACTGGCGCTGCAGCTTTAGGTCCATTAGAAGAAATCATTGATACCTTCTTAATCTTTCCGTTTAATTCATAGGAAACAATTACTTCATCTCCTTTATTAAACTTGGATAAAATAGTTGTGTCTGCACAATTAAACCAGCCATCAGTGCCATTTACCATAAAGCCCTTCCCATTACCTGCCTTGACTTGTATAGTACCTTTTAATTCTAACATTTTACTCCTCCTTATTTAAATAAATTTTTACCATTCTTTATATAATCTAATTGTTTATTATGTGTAAAAACACTAACTCCACATTTACAATACCAACCAAAACCATGTTGATTATTCCATGCGGTTACAAATGAATGTTTATTTCTTAAGAAACATATTAATTGATAAATATTTTTAATCATGCTTCTTCTCCTATTTAATAGTATCCATGTCGTAGGCATATTTTCCTACGGTCATGATATAATGATAATCTTTTATTTTTCCTGTACCACCACATCTACAACAACCACTTCTTTTTCCTGCTGGAAGTGTAATAGTTTTATGGCAACATCCGCAGATTTGATTCCTAACTTTTTTAATAACTTCAACTTTAATCATTATTCCTCCTGTATAATTTATCAATATCAGCAGCAATACTTCTATAAGGTAATTTACGAGTATATAGGTTCTTTGGTAAGAAAGACCTAAATTTTTCCAATATTGGTTGCTCAATAAAATCCGGTAATGGATTGATTAAATCTACAATTTTTTTACGTTTATCAAATTCCATTTCTGACGACGGAACTGTGAGTAAATTATCTGAAACGTCTCCATGTATTTTTTCCATTAATACTTTCATAGGATTTTTTACTATTTTATATTTCTTAGTAATTGGAGAGAATATTTTAACATTCGGAAAATTCGCCAACATCTCCCAATCACAATCGGCTGATACAAGAATAATATCACTATTTGCATAATATCTACACGCTACTGATGCCCAATCATCGGCTTCTACTTTATAAATCTTGCAAAATTGCCAAGGTAATGCAAGGTCTAATACCTTTATGAATTCATTAAACTCGTTATATATATCTTTCCACCACTGTTCAGATTCTTTTGTTTCTCGAAAATCTTTTCTTTGAGCTTTATATGTTCCGTCTATTTCTTTTCGCCACGACCCAAAGTCTTGTGCAGCAATAACTATAGTATCTTTATCTATTCCCAATCTTTTTAAGTATCCGACGCACATACGTAAAAAGGTATATGGAGCCGGAACTTCTTGATTATGCCTATATGCAAAAATACAGCGATGCATAATGTAGCCCACGTCGAGCACTATTACTTTAGACATTTATACTCCTTTTCCATAATCAACACTATTTTACATCTAGTATACAACTTTTTAAATAAATTAAATCTTAGTTTACTTCTATCTCTCCAGTATCCTTTGATTTCCACATAAGTATCAGTTTCAGGAAGGTAGAAATCAGGAGTATATGTACAATTCCCCAAATCAAATGTCTTTGATTCATATAACCATTTAATTCCCTGTTTATCTAACCACATTGCATAACCTACTTCCCATGAAGAGCGAAAGAAAATATCTTTGTATTTTATTCTCTTTCCATGTGGACTAGGAATACCAAACATACCATTATTTCTTCCTTTATTGATGCCAACAGTGGATTTCTTAATTTTATCTCGAGTTTTCTGAGAAACTATTTTCCCTTTCATCGGATTTGTTTCTGGTCTTGTTGCGTATTGATAAATTCGTGCACAATGCCTACAACGTTTAACTATTCTTTTCCTAGAACTGCGGGTAATTTCTTTTCCACAATCTTTGCAGTGGGGTTTTCCGCCTTTCCAGTTAGAATTATTTTCGCCTCGTTTACTTTCATGATAGCATTGAACACATCTCAATGCATATCGATTTTTCAATAATTTATCACAAACAATACATTTACTCAATTATATCCTCTCTATCAGCGTACTCGAATATAGCACGGATTAATAATGTAGTATCGATAATTAAAATAATTAATAAAAATAAACTTAATTTACTCATTTAATAATTCTCCACATGCTTTGCATAATGTATTTGAATCTTCATTTAATGAATCACATTTATGGCAAATTTTCATTAGTATATTTTCCTTCTAAAGATTTTTCTTGGTTTAAATGTAATTGTCCAAGTTTCATCACTAAATGCTTGTTCAATCGATTCATTTCTCCCAATCGAAATGGTTTTATATTCGGGTCCTCGAATATCTATCGATTTCAGACGTACTCTGTTACTCTTCAGTCCAGTAATTAACTGTTTTATCAATTCTTTTTTAGTATAATTTTTCATTTATTTCTCTACTTTCTCTTGATAATTTTCCAAAGGACAATCCATTAAAGGACCACCTTGTCCACCTAAACAGTCTCTTTCTAGTAAAGAACAAAAGGGTTCATTTAATGTTTTATTCCAGTATTGTTTTGGACACTCCCTACAATCTCTAACGATAATTATCTTTCCCATATTGACAACCGCCCATTTTCTTGATACTCGTTTCGAGTATTTAAAAATGTTAAGTCTAATAATTTATAACCGTCTCTTGTTCTTTTGCCATGATAATGCCCTCTAATCATTTAATCCTCTTTTCTAATTTATTAAATATAATCTCGGATAATCCGGCTTCTTGAGCAGCATCTAATTCAAATCCGAGTTCTTCTTCGGCTGCTTGAATAGCTTCGATAATTTCTATTTTTATTTCTCTTGCTTTATCATAATCCATATTTTAATCCTCGACTTTCTTTGTAAATCCTCTCAAAGTTACACTAGCATAAACTAAATAGTTATATTTATTCATCTTATTTATCCGTCTTATTATATTCTTTTCTATTAACTTCGGTTCTATCTTTACAGTCGAAGTATAAAGCCTCCGCAGATTTTATGTAGCCACATAAAACATCCCGGACATCTCTATAAAGTCTTACAGCATCTTTGGCTTCAACTGTGGTCGAACCATCAGTAAACTTGCCACCTGTGGTCTCTGCTGTCTGTTTTTTTACTACATAATACCTATATTCCTTCTGCTTCTTCATCGAAAGAGCCTTAGAATAAATCGGTTGTAGATTAGCAATAATTGCAGCTAATTGTGTCTTTGTTTTGTTCAATTCATCGGTAGTTGTTAATATACCGCTGACTAATTGCCCGTTTATAGAATCAATCTCATCGAAATAATCTTTTGATAATTTCCCTAATAATTTTGCGATGTCTTCATCGCTTTCAAAATACTTTACCATATCATCATAACGCATTATTTTCTCCTTTGTTTTTTATCTAATCGATTTTGCTCAGAAGGCTTAATATAATACCTGCGAGCCTTCACTTCTTTTAATATTCCTAATTTATCAACATTCTTGATAAATGATTTAAGCATTTTTTCAAACGCATAATCAACAGGAACATTTTCTGGAATTTTTACTTCTGTTCTTTTAATTTCTTTATCTTTAGGGTTTGACATGTTATTCACTCACGAACTTTTTGGAGTCTAGTTCTCCTGTAATTGTATTATCTACTTTAAGTTCACCGGTTGTTACGAAATCTCTATCTAATCTTTTAGTCTTTCCAGCAATCTTAATCTCTACTTTTCCTAGCATAACTTTTCTTACTAATAACACAACTGCGATACATGTAGTACCAACCAAAGTTAAATCTACTAAACCAAAAATAATAAAAGCTGTCGTTAACTCATCTCTCATTTCTCTACCTCCGATTTAGATTTTAATATTTCAAATAAATATCCTTGAATGTTAAATAAAATTGCACATAACACGCCTTCAAATGTTAGTTCTTCCTTAGTTATGTCATCATATCGTTTATAACCACGATGCATAAACCATAAGTCTAAAAAATGCCTCCATGTTGACTTAATATAAGCATCCTTCGGAATTCCTTTTTGCCAATTATCAGAATCCCTAAGTTTTCCATCGGCTTGTACCCGATGTTTTGTCATATAATTTCCAAATGCTTCGACAACTAACGGACTATAAAATCCCTCATAGTCATTCTTCCCTGTATCAGTATTCCTAGTTGCCCCTGTTTCAAATTTTCTCATCTCAGTTGACATTATTTCTCCTCTTTCTTTTCTGTATCAATTTTAGGTTCTTTTCTATGTAATTTATATTTTTCATCAATATAGATTAAATATTGATTTAGGTTCTCAAAAAATTCACCACCAATAGCTTCGATACCTAGTATCAAACTCTGTGGTAAATCACGTTTGGGGATATTTGTAATGAGATAAACTGGAATATTATTATCTATGGCTACTACAATCTCAAAATATGTTCCACAAGGTTTTTCTCCAACTTTTAAAACAAAAGTTAGCCAATCACTTGCATGAACATAATCTAAATCTCCGCCAATATGAACTACATTCCCTTCTGCATTTAATTCGTTATGACCTTTCCATATTTGTTTTCCTGTTTCGTGAAGTAAATCTCTTTTTCCAGAAGCAACCCAACCAACTATTTTTTCAATAGCAGTAGCTGCAGAAATACCTGTCTTAGCAGCTTCTAATTTAGCTGGATTAATCGGGAATACACTTCTCATAAGAAGTTCCTTTTCAACTTCTACTCGAGATGTAATACCTCCATCTTTCTCGGCTGTAACTGACATTGCTCCGATTAAGTATGAAGAATATTTATAACCTTCTATTTTATTCATTTTAATTCACCTCCCTCAAAAATTCTAGTATTACACTTAATCTTACACATCCATGTATCATCCAAGCAGGTACATTTAGAGAAGGTTGAATAGGAATTAAATGAGACATGATTCCAACTAATTTACCTTCTCTTGTATAAATTCCTCCACCTGAATTTCCAAAATAAGAAGAAGTTGCAATCATATACATAAAATTTCCACTGTACATAATAACTCTTGCATCACTTACAACGTCTTCTACTCCCATGGGATTTCCTACAATATATAATTCATTTGAAATTTCTGGTTCTATGTCTGCTATTTCAACATATATTCTAGGAACAATATTTAAATCTTTCGGTCTTAATAGAATTAAATCATTACCATCTTTAGTTAATTCTTCAGTATAATCCTGTTTTATAATTTCTAATTCACATATAGTTTCTCCGTTTTCGCTGAGAGATAATTTATCTTCAGGAGTGGATGCCATATGTCCTGCAGATAAAACATAAAACTTATTTTTATATTTAATAGTAACTCCACTTCCAGTTGCACCGATTGTTTCGTTCACTACAAAAACATTTATCTGTTTTAATTTTGATTCTAGTAGAAGTTTATCTGAAATTATTTTTCCGGGAACTTGGTCTATTTTATTATTCAATTGTTCTAATTGCTTACTAATTTGTTTTATATTCTGATTACTTATAACATCATTCTGAGGTTGAATATTTTGCAACTTTACGTAATCTTGGTAACAGATAATTCCAAAAATAGTAATAGTCCCAAGAATTATGCCAACTATTGCACATTCAATTAAATCTCTTCGAAAAGATTTAACTATTTTTTTACTCTTAATTACTTTTTTCATTTCTGCTCCTTTTTTAATTCAGCATTAAGAAATTTAGTCGCACATTCTAATCCACAAAAATCATAAACAGTTAATTCTCCACTATTTTTTATTTCTAATTGGTAACTATAATCATCAATTGGTAAATGAATTCCACATGTATCGCAAACAGCTATTTCATCTATCTTCGGTTTTCTAGTACATGTTGCACAGCAACTAGCAATAAGGCAACCATCACAGTAAATTACTTTTTTCATTTTGTCTCCTTAAATTTAGCTAGTATTTCATTTAATAATAATAATCCACCAATCATTTGATTATCCTCTGGTATTTTTCCGGGAATCTCAATACATAAGGAATAAATTGCTCCTCTTTGAAACATTGAATCATCCATACTTCCATCTTTAATTGGCTGGACAACTACTCCCTTAACACATTTTTCTTGATAAACTGTATCTGAATCTAATACAGGTAATTTATTTTTCTTTAAAATTAATAAACTTTCCTCCGCTAAAGATTTCTTATCCGGACGTTTTCTTTCATATAAATAAAATCCATTTTTTCCAACGTCAGAGTGAATATCGATAAATAAATCTATCTTGTTTGGTATCGCTTCACCAATTAATTTTGCTTCTTCTGTTAAATTCTCTTCTTTAGTCTGATTGAATCCAGTGTTGCCATATTGATTTTTTCCGGTCTTTCTGACGTTATATGAATAGCCATAAGGATTAACTATTGGAAATAAAATGAAATTATATTGACTCAATAAATCTTTATTAAATTCCTGTAAAAATCTTAACATAACTCTTACACCAATTGATTCAGTTCCGTGAGCGCCTGAATTAATTACTATATTATATTTTGCTAATTTTGAATGAGTATGAAAAGATATAAACGGATAACATTTATCATAATGAATCGAACCCAGAATCTCTAAATCAAACGGAGATTGGGTATTGATAAATTCGTTTAAAATTTTTAAATAATTTCTAGTTGGTCTTTTCATTTTATCTCCATTGGACATTTCTGACAATTATTCTCTTCACATGAAATATCAAATAATAAACAATGGCTTTTTTGTTCTTTTGATTCTGTTTTTTTAGTTCTATTTTCCCATTTCATAATTACCCAGTTACCTACTCCACAAGATAATGCATAAGCAACTAATAGATTAATTGTATTTCCATCTTTAATCGCATAACTAATAATAAATAGATAAATCACCATATACACAAACATTAAAATAGTAGACGGAATTACTTGTTTCTTCGTAACACTAAGAAGATAACTCGTATATAATAATTGTTCGATAAATCCAGCTATAAATACTAAGAGTATCTTTAACATTTTTCTTCCTCTTCTATTTTATTTGCAAGTCTTATAAGGTCATGGTCGATACAATTCAAATTAAATATATCGATTTTTAATTCAGGTATATCATGTCTTTCTGATATTTCTATCAATTTTGCAGCTATTTGCTGCAAATCTTTATATAACTGAACTAATTGTTGAGCATCATTTGTAAAGTTAATAAAATTAGGATTGCAAGATTTATAAGCAATCCCACATTTCTTACATGATTCCGTGATTATGTGAGAAATGTTTTTATCCATTTTATTCTACATCTCCGTTTTCACTAATTTTTAAATCTTCATAAACATCAATTTGTTTATCGTAACTATTCATTATATCAAGAAGTATCGTTTCAATAACCCAATCACCTAATCTTCTTTTAACTTCTTTCGCACATCTTACTAAAGCACCTGTCATGTCATTATATTTCTGATAATTTGGTTTTGTTCCTAAAAATTGGTCTACAAAACCCTTAAGTTCTTTTCTAATTTCTATAAACGTAATATTAGGATTAACATGTTTCGCATGATAAAATAATTGATAATTCAATTCACCAGCAATTAATGCTGGTTCTCCATTTCTTAATGATTCTCTGCGGTCATCTTTAGCTGATATATAAGGCATTTTATCTCCTTTCAAAATAAATAATAGTTGCAATACTTACTGCAATTGCTAATAATAGATATATTCCGTTTACTAAACCACTGGAATAAATTATCATCTTTATAACTCCTTCTCTATTCCTTCTAATACATCTTGTCTAACTTGGGCATTCTTGGTAAAATCAAGCCAAAATTGCCTAATTTGCTGCCTAGATTTGCCTTCTTTTACCATTTTGCGGTCAATATACTGCAAAATCTTTAAAGCCCTCTGAAGGTCTACTCTGACCTTATTATGCTTATCAAATTCTACCTTCTGTTTACGGTATTCTGGGTCTAAAATATTGAATAAATTTTTATATTCTTGAAAATTAACTTGACAATATCTCTTTAATAAATCTCTGAAAAAAATAATTAATTGTTTCAAATTACGTTTAACACGTAATTCTTTATTTAAATATTTAATTAACCCGAGATGCATTTTAATAATTTTACGCAACATTTTAATCCTCCTTATTATTTATCCAGTTACTCCTTGACTACCACCATTTTTCGGTTTATTCTGTTGTGCATCAATTAATATTTTACAACTAATACATAAATAACCTTTTTTAGTTTGACCCTGTTGGTTTCTCATTACTACTGGGGTCAAATAATTATTCGGTAAACTTAATCCACATTTAGAGCATGCATTCATTTTATTTACTCCTTTTAAAATTTCATCTTTCCGCCTAAATAAATTCTTTGGTCTCCTTTATATCCAAAACCATAACCTGCTAAAACATCAAAATTATCAGTTATTCTATAAGAAACTCCTGCCGGATAAATACCTACTGTAGTTATAAAACTATCAACATGAAATTTAAACCATTTATACCATTGCATACCAATTCCTACTTCTCCCTTTACACCAGTAGCTCCTATGCTTCCACCTGCGGTTAAAAACGGTCTTATATCTAATCCATAAGGTTTTAATGCTTTCTTTAATTCTGGAATATCCGATACTTTAACCGTTCCTATTACTTTACCTGTTTCTAAATTGACCCATTTTAATTCAGTGGAATTTTTCGCCTTTACTAATGCTAATACACTATTTGGAACTGGAATAGTGAATTCTGATTCTGCACTAATAACTAAATTAACGGGTTTACCTATTTTACCTCTCCAATAACCATATCCGAATACTCCACCACAAATAAATCCAATAATTACTAGATATATAATTATTTTTCTAAGATTAAATATAGATGCAATATCTTTCATCCAGAGGACTGGATTTTTTATATTGACTAATCCTGTAACTGCTTTTTTACTGTCAAATGCTTCTACGACCGGAGGAAAATATAATTCATATGTCTTTTGGTCTATTAGTTTCTTTGTATATAAGTCTTGAATACTAGCTTTGTCTGTATCTGAAATATTAGCCATTATTTTCTCCTATTTTTAATTATAATAATTAAATATGATACTGATAAAACAAATATTAATGCTTCACTCCAATGAAAAGTATACATTTACACCACCTTTTTAATTTTATCCAAATAAAATTGTAAATCTTTTAATTCAGCTCTTTTTCTTAATAACTTATCCGGGTGATTTTTATCCGTATTTGGTTCAATTTCTTTTTTTCGGTTCTCAACTAATTTATTATACTAGTTAGTTATCTTATCAACTTTTTCTTGATACAAACCACCATCTCTTTTCTTTACTGGTGTTTCTCTGCGGTGAACTGTTTTATTTTTCTTTTCCATTTTTACTCCTTAATATAGGGCTGGGGAGATACTTGCCCTTATTTATCTGACTTGCCAGCTAACCTTTAGCATTATGGTTGGAAGCAAGGTCTCCCCGATAATTATCACTTTTACTTAAATTATCCTCAGCCCACAAGGGCTGTAAATTTGTATAATTAAAACATAATTTTTGTTCGGATTCGTTACTCAAATCATAACTTGCACAAGGTTTTATGTGGTCTACGTGCCATTTACCATAGTTCTCCCAAGTCATACCGGGAATAAACTTACTCGCTAAATAACCCTTTAAAAATTCTATGGAGCAACCTAATAGTTCTAAAGTTCTTGCTGATTTGATGTTACGTTTTAAAGCATGCCATATTCTACAACTTAGATATCGGCTTAATTTAAAGTTAATATCTTTAGCTAACCGATTTTTAAAATAATGAATATCTTTTTTACGTTGTAATAACATTTCTTTATTTTTATCATAATATTTTTTCTTTTTATATGCAATCGCTTTTTTATTAACGATTCTATAGTTTTTCGCATATAATAACGCTTTTTCATAATTTTCAATATAATAATCTATTCTATATTGTTTATTTTCTTTTTTATGTTCTTCTCTATATTTTTTTTGATACTCTTTTTCATTAAACATTTTACTTTCCTTTTTCAGCAAGGTCGACAGCGTAGAAGAATGTCGATACTCTTGATTCGTTCACACCCCAAATTAACTGAATTGGCTCGCTATGTTTAGCCATTGATTCAGAAAGGGAATCTCCACCTACAAGAGAAGCCCCTCTAAATACTCTCACTCCGTCTACATCATTAAAACCAAAATGATGCCAATGCCCATAAACAATCGCCTCTACATTATGTCTCCTAGCCCATTCATTTACTTTGGCTCTACCGGCTGGGCTATCGCATTGTTCCGGAGCAATATGGCGAATTAAATATCCATGCCCTCGAATATCTAATACCATGTGTTCTGTTTCAGCAAATTTAATAGTTAATCTAGGATTCTTTAAAACTAATCTCGCCCAGAAATCCAAAATTAAATAAATCTGTAAATCCCAGTTAGAAGTTACATCTGTATCTTTTCCGGTTCTTCCGTGATTTCCTCTAACACCATAAAAAGTAACATTTAATTTTCTGTTTAGTAAAGATGTAATTAATTTAGTAACCACATCAACTACAAGCATAACTTGTTTCGGTGGGGCTAATTCCTGTTCATATGCTTGGGTTGCATATATATTCTCTCCGTTGGCTTGGTCTCCTGTGGAAAGAATAACTACATCATTAATCGGAACACCTTTACTAATATTATTGTCTAATAATTTTAGGATTTGCTCACATAAAATATCAATTCTTCTTCTAAAAATATTTTCATCATAAATTACTTCACCTGTTTGGTCTGTTACAATTTTACCAGCGTGTAAATCGCTAAGTTGAATAACTAAAGTATCTCCCTTAATATCTGCTTTAGTCTGTGGAGCAGATTTATATGGCTGGACATTTGCAAGTTCTTCTTTTAATAAATCATTAATTATCCCTGATAAATCCTGCTTCTTTTCTTTAGGAATTGGAGTAACTGCTAACTGTTTATTAGCATTTGTCCATTTATTAAAACAAATTCTACATCTCTTAGAATCTGCTCTGCTTAATTTTTCACCACAATCTTGGCATTTATGCATTTTAGTCTCCTTTTTAACTTCTCACTAAAGTATACCATACATTAAGACGTAATTTATCACTCAACGTATTTATTTTTCAATCCTTGTAAAATTTGCTTTACTCTTTGTTTCGTAACCCCAATGATTTTAGCTATTTCCGTCTGTTTTATGTTCCCATTTTCTTGAAATAAATTTATTATTTTTATTTCATTTTCAGTTAAATTTTCGAACATTTCCACAAAATTCTCTCCCGCATGAGATTCTTCCTGTGGGATTTCGTCAATTAAAGATTTCTCTTTTCCGGTGTCATCAACTACATTCATTGAGTTAAATTTTAGGTAATTAAAGAATTTATTTTTACGTGCAAACTTTGGTGTCCAATTCCAAATCGCAGCGAATAAATAAGTTTCAAAAGATTCTGTCGGTTTATATTTTTTAAGAATTCTAATAACCTCAATTGCCAATTCTTGTTCAACATCTTCTAATTCTGTCTGCTTAGTATCTACTAATCTAAAATTATGTTCGTAAACTGGAGTTTTCTTTCCGTCTAAAGATTTAATATGCCCTGTGATTTTTCCTTCGTGAAAAGTTTTCTGATAAAATACAAAAGACGCTTTTGATTTTAAAATATGTTTTAATAATTTAAATATTTTAACTAAAATGGTCTTATCTTTAGTTATTAAATATTCTTTGGCTAATTTATCGAGTTCAGGATTCATTTGGTAAATTCTCCAGTTCGAATATTCTCTCTTTTAGATTCGCAATCTCATCTTTAATCTTGTGGTCTTTATCTCTAATAAACCCGAGGTCTTCAATCATCAATCGGTAGGCAGTAAGTCTATCTTCCATTTTTTGACCAGATTCCATAGCTTCGGCTACTAATGCTCTCATTTGTTCTAAAATGGCAACCAGAGCCTTCCTATCGTTAAATACAAGGCTCAAATTACCTAAGTCGTCTAATAAATCATCGATTTCCCTGTGAACCGAACAAATCGCCTTTCGAGTAGGATTAGTTGTATTGTTTAATTTAGAACGATAATCAGTTATTTGTTTTATTTTATTAAAAAAATCTTTTTCAATATAATTACTTTTAATTCTATTGCATTCTATGCATAAAGGTTGTGTATTGGCTTTAGTATACCCTAAAGAAGAATTAATTCTATCCACCGTTCCTGTTGTTCGTTGTTCTCCACAGTAACTGCATTTTGAATGCATAATAATTGAAAATTCTTTCTCGGTTAATTCAATAGGTAAACCCCTATTAATCATACGACGTTTAGCAGAAATATACGCTATATGTTCAAGATTTAATTTCCTATATGATTTTAAATAATCTTTATGCGTTAAACGATAATGTTTCATTTGTTCGGAAAAATACTGCTTACGTTTTTTATAATATTTATGCTGGAATTTTTTTATTTTTTTAACGTTCTTTCTTCGATATTCTTTTTTGGCTTTATTATCACGTGTTCGTTTTGCTTTATATGAACACACATTAGAACAGTATTGCTGATTAGGATTAGTTCCAATAAAGGTTTTTCCACATAGTTTGCAAATCGATTGCTTAGTCATCTTATCTCCAAATCTTTTCAATTTTTAAAAGAAATCTTCTTCTATCTTTAGAAAATCTATTAAATTTTGGAATAAATCTAAAACAAAATCTGTAATTAAATACTCTAAAATAGAGAGCATAACTGTATGTATTCCAATATGCACACGCAAATTTTTTAAAATAATGATGTAATTTAATCTTTTCTCCAATCTGAAAAATTACCATTATCCCCTCCAAAATATTAATGCATTTGCTATCAATAAAAGGATACCAATTAATTTCCCTTTAATATCAGGTGTCTGTAAAGATAACCCTAAATATCCTGCTAACATCATTATATAGAAAAGTTTATATATCATTTTAATCTCCTATTATGCTTCCACCTAAATAGCACACAAATACTAATAAGAATGTCATAATAATAATAAATTGAATTGTTGTCATTTTATCTCCTTAATAATCTTGCACGTTCTTTTTAAAACTAAAATTTTCTTCTTAGGATATGTTCTTTTTAATATTTTCACAGCCGGGCTAACTTTATTAAAAGAAAATATAGATTTAGTCAACATTCTTAATCCATACTTCTTTCTGTTATCCGGGGTCGCTATTAAATACCAAGTATTCATTAATCCCTCCAACGTATTATTTGTTCCTCATAATAATCAGTATGCCAAATACCTTTCCAACATAATTGTATTATTCCGAAAATACAATAAACAAATACACCCGATACTATTAAAAAGAATAAATCAATCATTTATTTCTCCTCTATTGTAATTTCTTTATCAATTCAATTGCTTGGTCAATAGTCATATCACTCGGTTCTTCGATATTTACTCTAATTCCCGTATCAAAAGCCCAAAATTTCATCTCAAAATATTTAGTCTTTATCTTATACATATCCCCGTAATGTCCTTTTATTGCTCCCAGTACTTCCAATTTCTCTTTTAATATTTTCTGAAAATTACTCTGTTTTAATTCTTTTTCTTTTTCTAAGTCTTTCATTTTAATATCTGCTTTGATAATAAAATTAACCTTTTCTGCTAATAGAGAGTAATCTCCAGTTTTTAAATCGAAATCTTTTACTGCTCTGCGAACGTGTGGATATGATATTGTTACAATTTTAATATTAATCTTCGAATAATTTCTATCTTCGTATCTATCCATAAATCCATGATAACCTGCAGAAATAATTTCCAAGAGAAAATTTTCACTGGAAATATCTTCTCTAAATTTGTCTGTAATTGCACAGATTATTTTTCTGTTTCTTAATTTTTGAATAATATAATTTTTCGCTTCTTTTTGATTCATTTTTGGTTTCACTTGTTCTTCCATTTCATTACCTCCTTAACTACTCATTCCTAAAAATATTTGTCCCTTTTCTCTTACATCTGCATAAATTCCGTATTCTAATTTCTTAGTAACATAATTAAATTTGCCATCTACTTTTATTGCATGAATCTCTACATCACTAAACTGCTGGTATTTTTCCACCTCAGTTCGTATCGCATCTTCAATAACTTCTTTAGTGTCTTGGATTCTTTCGCTATTTACTTTATCTTCGCTCATCTAATCCTCCTTCTGAATTAAATAATTAATTTCCGCTATCTTATCATAATCACGTTCAATATCTTTCTGATGTTTCTCGATTCTTATTCCTATTTTTAATTTAATAATCTCTAAATGCTTAATTCGAGTCATTTTTATCTTCCTTTTATTTTACAATCCATACATACGGTAAATTATCTGGTTCTTTCCAACCAAATTTAGAATAATAATTTTTATCTTTTCTTAATAAATTACTTCGCATGGCTTTACAAAACTTACCTTGATTATCTAGCCAATTGGGTATCTTATTGGATAATCCAATTAATTTCTTCCATTCTAGAAAAAATCTTAAATACATGCTATCTTTATATCCTCGATTAATCCATTCTGCACATATTGCTAAACCATATTCTAATAATAATTTTTCATTTCCCTTCCACATTTTTACAATCGGATGATTTTTCCAACCATAATCTTCTTTAGTTAATGACAAATAAATCTGCCATGCCTCAACTCTTTGTTTGCCTAATCTTCGATAATCTAGGCATTGAGCGGATTTAACAAAATCAGAATATGGTAAAAATGTTTGCATTTATTCCCCTTTTTTAATATTCATTTGTTTCTTATATATGGTGTCAACAGTTTTTGAATCTGGTTTAAGATAAATCATTGTGGTTTGTATAGAAGCGTGTCCAAGTATCTTTTGAAGTATTGGTAATTCTATTCCATTTGCACTCATATTCCTAGCCCCAGAGTGTCTGAAAAGGTGCATATATACATTCTTCCCTAAAACTTTTCCTAATATCTTCGGCATGTAATTAAGTTGTCCTAATGTAATATTGAAAGCATTGTTCCGTTCCGGCTCACTCGCAAAGAAATCTTGAATTTCTTTTGCAGTAACTTTAGGATAATATATTGTTCTTTCTTTATCAAATTTTCCTAACACTTTTGCTGTGCAATTTTCAAAATCAAAATCCTTTCGGTGTAAATTTAATGCTTCCTGTTTTCTTACACCGGAGAAAAATAAGAAATGTAAAAATGCTTTTAATTTAGTAGAATTCATTAATCTATGATTGTGCGTAATCATATTAGCAATACCTTTATCTAGTTCTTCTTCCGTAATGCAATCAGGAGTCTTGGATTCTACTTTTATTAATTTAATTTTATGCCACTCACTCTGGTCTTTAGGTATCTGTAAGAATTCCCCATAATAATTTCTTCCGGCTCTAATAAATTGAGATTTAGAATTATCTTTATAATTATTCTCTGTAAAAAATTGTGTTATAGTTTCTTGAGTAAAAGTTTCTAATCCTTTAGTCTGCAAATAATTAAGCCATATCCTAATTACGTTATGGTAATTAATGCTAAGAGAACGGGCAACTAAATATTCTTTGTATTTGATTAACTGCTCTTGAATGGTCATTTAATCCTCTTTATAATAATTGCTATATATCCCAAGTAAATTAATATAACATAAGAATTTTGATAAAACCAAAACCCAATATAATCTTTATAAAACCAAATAAAACTGTTTTTCGTTATCTTCATTTAATCTCCAGCAATAATTTTACTGCGTTTGTTTTTATTCTATATGAATTTTCATACAACACAACATCAATTTCGCTTATAAAAATCCTAACTAATTTATTGTATTTTTGCTTCATATATTTTCTTAATTTGGTTGCCCCTGATAGGTTTTTACAAACCCAAATTCCTCCCTCATCATTGTTATTAAATCTTAATTCATCATCACTAATACATTTCCATTTGTTTCTTGAATATTTTAGTATTGTAGGATTTTTTCTCAATCCCAAAGATTTCATATCATTAGTTACAACTTTATATGTTATCATTTAATCTCCTGCAATATTTTTTTACCATAATCAGTAATAATCCTACCTCTTGATAGTCTACTGATTAATTTTTCCATAATCAAGAATGGTTCTTGCAAGGTCATATAATCTTGTTTAGTTGTCTGTGTAATGATAGCCAAAACTTCTGCCCCTACGGGTTTATTTATTTCTGCTAAATGTTCCAATACTATCACATCATTTGTGGTTAATGAATTTTTTATAACCTGGTGAGCATTTAAAACTTTTTTCATATCTTTACATATAACCAGGTCATCAAAATAATTTATTGCAATTCTTGGAGTGTATCTAGTATTAACTGAAAGTAAATCATAATCTTCTTCAGAAATATTTATTTGGTATAGTTGGTCATTGTATTGTTTTAAAATTGCCTTAATATCTTCTGCGGAATAATGTTCAAGATTTACTGATTGACATCTATCAATCATAGGGGCTAATCTTTTCTGTAATATATTCTTATCTGTGGTTGCCCCTATGAAGATAAATGGTCTTACTTTTATATTGCCTACCGGCAATAAGAAATCTTCTAATAATGGATACATAAATTCGCCTAATGATTTATCCAACCCATGTATCTCATCAACAAACAAAATATGATTTCTTTTTTTATCATCTTGATTCTTTGCAAGAAATTCTATTAAATTTTCTTGTGTAAATGACCCAGCTACATAAGTAGAAATTTCATAATCTAATTCATTCGCTATAATATAAGCTAATGTAGATTTACCTGTTCCTTTGCTTCCGCTAATAATAAAATGAACGGGTTTAATTTCTCTTATCTTCTGCAAATTAATATCAATCAATTCTTTAGCCCGGGATTGACCTATGTATTGGTCTAATGTCTTGGGTCTAAATGAATATGCTTTAGGTTTAATTTGCTCAGAATGATAAGGTTCAGTTTTATCTGTCCGGAAAATTTTATTTCCCCACTCCAAGATTGTCGTAATGCCTAACACATCAAAAAAGTCCATAAATTATCCTTTCTAAGTAAGTATACCACATTTTAAGACCTAATTTTATTAATTTAATAAATTATAATTAATCTTCCTTCCAAAAATTATCCCAATTTAAATCCCTAGTGTAACCTAATAAATGCCCTTTTATACAACTTACACTTTCTTCGCACAAAACATTAAGATAAACCTCGGTATAAGGGTCATAATATCTATGGCAGTAACAGCAGTATATTCCTAATACATAATTGAATATCATTATTAATCCTTATTGTTTTTAATCCAATTTTCTTTCGCCCATAAGGGCTGTAAGTTCGTATAATTAAAACATTCGTATTGTTCACTTAGTTTCTTTAAATCAAAATTACTACAAGGTCTAATATGGTCTATATGCCATTCTTTCATACCTTTACCATTCCAGCCATTTCCCCAATTATTCCAAGTCATACCCGGTTTAAATTTTTTTTCTAAATACTTTCTAGCAAATTCTATATTGCAACCCAATAATTTTATAGAATGTTCCGATTTAACTATTCCTTTTAATGCTTCTTGAATTCTCGTTCTTAAACTACTTGCTATCTTAAAATTTATATCCGTTTTACGTTTACTTCTAGTGTAACTATTTCTTTCTATTTGTCTGACAAATAAGCATTCATTACATCTGCAATTTAATTTATCTTTTCTCGAATTATCTAATTTAAAATTATCTATTGTTAATTCTTCTTCACACTCCATACACTTTTTAATTCCCTTTCTAGCTATATAATCTTGCTGTATTGGTCGATTTTGTTCTTCCAGTTCTTCTGTTTCAGAAGAAATTTTATGTTCTGAATATCGCAATCTTTTTCTTCGTGTATTAAAAAATTGTCTTTCTTCAAGAGTATATTTTGGTAGTTTAAATCCCTCTGAATGATTAGTTAATCCTAAATTTAATCTCATTGCGTCATTGGTCAAATCGAGCATAGAATATCCCGAGGGTCTATTATACCACCTATCTAATAAAAAAGAAAATAATTCTAGTTTATTTTTTAAAACGTGTTTTCTGTTCATATTATAAATATTTCCTTTTAAAATAATACTTCATATTGGTTTTTCTTTTTTGTGCTATTCTTTCTTCTTTAGTCTGTGTAGGTATCTTTAATCCTTTTGGGTGATTATCTAAATATTTTCTAATCTTTATAGCATTATCAATCACATCAAGAGCAGTATAATATTCCATATCTCCTCTGCTGACTTTTTTTTGCAATCTTTCTTCTGCAAAATCAAATATATTTCCTATTTTTATAAATTTTTTAGTATTCATTATTTCCTCGCTTTCTCATCTGTTTCAATTTTAGGTTCTTTAGCTTGAATTTTAATAACAACTTGGGTAGTTAATTCCATTAATTCTTCTACTTCTTGCCAACTTAACTGCTTCGCCAAGTCCTCTATGGTTAGTTCGATATATTTTTCTTCTAATTTATAATCTGTCCACAACTTCCCCTTTATCTTTAATTTAGTTTGCATTTAGTCCTCGCTTTTAATGTTGGTAACCTAAATTCTGTATTTTTCAATTAGTTTCTCAAATTCTTCGCAGAAATTCGATAAATCATTAGTAACAAATTTTTCGTCTAACTCTACTTGTCTTTCAAATTCATCTATTCTTTTAATTTTCACACTTCCTCCTTTTTAATTCGGGGGCTTTCGGGATAGAATTTTATTAGTTTTACATTCTAATAAATATTCTATGTATCCTTTATCCACCCCCGATTACTACTTAGAATTCTCCATTAACCGCTAACTGCCCCTGTGTTATCGATATTGACCTTACCTTGCCTTTTTTATCTAAGGTTCGTTCAATTATCGTTGCCCCACCTACTTTTTGTTCCAACCTATCCAAACGAGAATTAATTTTCTTATTCTCTCTGTCCAAATATGAATTTCCAATTGGTATTACAACGTTCAATCCTACTTCACTACAAACATTTCTTCCAGCATTATATTCTGCATAAACTCCAACCTCTAAATGCTTTTCCCGGATAAACCTCAACTCTGTTTTTACAATATATTGAGTAGCTTCCAATTTACTCACCCGGTTACTCACATCATCAATTCTTGAATTAGTAGAATTGATATTTGTCTGTAATTTATTATCTCTTATTTGAGAATTGTTATCTGTTATATTTATGTTATTCTGCAAATTATTATCTGCATTGCTTCTTGTAGTTGCCTCAGCATTAATATTATTCTGTAAAACTGAATCACGATTAATACTATTGCTATTAACATTGCTAATATTAGTTTGTAATACGCTTTCAGCATTTGTGGCTCTACTAACCTCACTGTTTATATTATTTTGTAGAATGGTATCTGCTGTCTGTCTATTTGTAGTTTCTGTTTTTATACTTTTTTCTAATAATAAATCTCTAGTTTTACTATTTCCAACAGCGGTATCTATATTTGTCTGTAAATTTGATTCTGCGGTAACTGCTCTAGTTGTTTCTAATGATAATGCTGTGTTAGTATTGGATATGCTCCACTCTAAAAAATTATCAGTCGCTTCTCTAGTCATTATTTCATCATTCAAATTATCTGTTAAAATTGTATCTCTAATTTTACTTTCGGTATCAACTTTTTTAATTTCTTTCGCATTATTTGTTATGTTTGTATTCATTTCTAAATGTTCATCATAATTTAAATCAGAAACATAGTCAACATAATCTGCTAGATTTTGTGTTTTTGTATATAACATATTATCCGTATTAATTCTATTCGTTGTTTCACTGTTAATTCTATTATCTAATCTAATTATTTCTGCTGGGTCAAAATCTAACCCATTATCTCCTTTATCGCCTTTATCTCCCTTTTCTCCTTTTAATTCCGGGATTGATTTTGGGTCTGTCCAAATACCGATATCGTTTTTATCTTTTCCCTCAACTTGCCCAGAATGAACAAGTATATCTCCTACATTTCCCGTTCCGCAATCTTTTACATTACCAATATTTCTAGGTTCACAATCGTTGCCTACACAAGCAAACGCATTTGTAATTCCACTAACTAAAACTGCAATTAAAACTAATCCTAATATGAGTATTGTTCCGTCAAACTTTTTAACAAACTCATTTAACTTAACCATTTTACTCTCCTTTTTAAAAATTATAAATAATCTGCTAATTCTAATGCACTTTTTAAATCTTCCCGAAGATATTCGTTGCATAAAGCTAATGCTTGATGAGAAGTATTTTTTCCCTCTTTTACTGATTTTAATAACATAACTGCTTCTTCGTAACTCCATATAATATCTGCTAATTCTTTTTCATCACCTATTTTAAACATTTTAATCTCCTTTTTTTTAATTAATCCCACCCTTTACTTAATTCGATTCTAATAGTAAATTTTTTTCCTAATCTATAAAAACTAAATCTAAACCACCCTAACTGATATACTTTGTGGATATAGATATTTTTTTTTCTATCCCCAATATAATGTTTCTCTAAATAATAATTATGTGTGTTTTTATTAATCTTCATATTGTCCTTTATATATCTACTTCTGTTTCTAAATTAAACTCTTTACCACCGCCTAAACCTAATGCCCGGGTTTCCCCGGTCTTAAAATAACACTCACCCTCATAACAAAATTCGTGTCCTATATTTAAATCTTTAAATAATATCTTTTTCATTTTAAACCCCCTGTTAAGGCAAAACTAATCATTAAGCCATAATAAACACCTAATATAATCGCAACCAAAATACAGCTAATAACCTCTCTATTAGTCATTTTAGCCCTCCAATATTCTCTGTTTCGCTTCTATATAGATAGGAATTAATTTTATTCTTAATTCTAATTCGCTGTGATTAATTTCCCACCAAACTTTTTCTTCCCCAACCCTTTCAATATCATTTATCATACTCGATATAAGCATATTGTCTATTTCTTCATTAATACCCTCGGTTTCATTCTTAATTTCATTATTATATGGGCAACTATCACAAGCAAATCCCAAATTACAGAAAGTCATATTGTCTTTTTCACATTTGCCATTTATAATAAAACTTGGTAAATCTTTTTCTTGGTCTGCTAAATATTCTGCATTTTTTTCAAATAGCATAGCCCCGCCACAAAACTCGCAAGCGTCGCTGTCCATTAAATCTGACTCCATAACTGTTTTTTTATAACCGCATACTATGCATTTTATAATCATATATTCCTCTTATATTTGTCCTACTAAAATAGGTTTCTCATTCTTAATTACCCATTCATCAACCACCACATCAACCCCGGCTTGAATAAATTCTCTTTTCTTATCTTCCGCTTCCTCTAATGATTCTGTATCGCTAATATGTATCTTTTTATTTTCTGCTTTTAATATAATGCTAATTTCAAACCAATTAGTATTCATAATAATTATCCTTTCTATTTAGTCATATAGAGCGTTTTCTTTGTCTACTATGTTCCCGGCTATTGCTAATTCCCGGCGTTCTGCTTCCTTGAGCAATAATTCATACCTAACTAAATCTCCTGTGCCAAAACATTCGCTCTGATAAATCTGCCCATATAATTCGTTTAACTCTGCGTTAATCTGCTTATTAGTTAAATTTTGCATTTATCTCTCCTCTCTTATTGTTTCGATTTCCCAATCGCCATAATCTAATAAATAATCTAATTTCTCTTTTACTGTTTTAAATTTTTTTAAATAATCATATATAGTCGCTTCTCTATCTTCCAGTAACCCGAAAAAGTCTACGCTATGGTAACTTGCTAATGCTTCTACAATATCTGCTTTAGTCTTAAATACCCAGATTTCCATTGTTCCCATTCCCTGACGGTCAATTATTCTATACATTATCTAGTCCTTTCTTGCATATAAATATTCTTTCTTCTTCTAGTATCTTCAAGAATAAACTTTCCGGCTTATCTTCATCTTCTTTTTCAACCTTGAGAAAAAATTTTTTAATCGCCTCCTTCACCTGCCATAAAAAAAATTAAAATTAGTCGTTATATTCATTTAAATCTTCCCTCGCTTTCTTCATATACTCCCGGCTACCTTTTGTTCCCGGCTTAACTTCAAACCTACTAGGCACATAATTGCCCCAATAATCCCTATGCCCTTTTAGTCCAAGCATACAAAATCCATTCTCTATCATATTCATAGCATACCTACCAAAACTACCCTCTAATCTCCAAGCATTACCCGAGTTGATTAACTTTTGGCACTTTCTTATCTCTGTTTTAGTCATATTATACTCCTTCATTCGTTAATAAATCATTTAAATAATCTTCATCAATGCCTATTTTCTCAACCAAATAATGATATATATTTGCCCCTCGTTTTTTTAATATTAATCCTTTATTATAAAATTTTGCTCTTTCTTTTTCTGAATGTTCTGCCATTTCGGTTCTACTTTCTAAAATTAAATTTTCCGCTTCCCTAAATAAATCAATCATTTTATCAATTTTAGTCATTTTATTATCTCCTTTTAAAGTATTCCGTTCTCTTTAAATTCTCTGATTAAATTAAATTTCTTCGCTAATTTTTCAAAATATGTTAAATACATTATCACTTCTCCATAACTCATTGATTGATTGCTTTGTTTTGATTGCCAATCAATCGCTATTTGTATCGCTTCGCCTTTTGTTTTAATATTGCTAATAAGTTTCATTTTAAATTCTCCTTTCGTCTATAATTAAGTATAACATTTTATTTACCTTTTGTCAAGCCCCGGGCTTTTAATTTTTTAATATGGTATTCTAATTCATTTTGGGTAAACTTGTTTAAATTTATATCCATAACCTTAATTAAAGGGTCAAGAATATAAATCTCTTGGATTAACTTCTCTTTCCCGGGTTCTACTACCCCGGCTTTTAGTATATCGCCCTTTAATTCCTTGATTCTATGCTCTAGTTCTAATCTTTCCGGGCTACCGGGTCTACATTTTAATTTTAATTTCTTTAGTTCCCGGATTCCTCTTTTAATCTCTTTTATTTCTGACATTTTTAATAACCTCGCAAATTATATCTCCTTCGGAAGTAATAAGCCCCCGGCTTATCAAATTATCCGCAAAATTTCAAAAACCCAATTCCCATACTTCCCGGGTCTTAATTAAATAACTGAATAATTCTAATACCGCTTGCCCTCGTAACTTCCCGGCTCGGTATAATTCGATTTCGTTATTCATTATAACCCCTTGATAATAATTTTAAACATTTCTTGCAAGTGATTTTTTCCTTATCGGTAGTAGTATGCAATAATAAACAAGTACCAAAACAATTTTTTTCGGATTTCAACCAATAATTCGAGGAATTACATAATGTTATTAAACCATTATCATTCTTACAATAATGAATTTTATACATTATATAACCCTTATATATTGAGCCATTGTTAAAGGTTCTAAATCTTCCCCGGCTCTTGATTCGTTTTCGATTGCTAAACCCTTGAATAAATTTTCTAAAATTGCGTCCCACATTTTACACCCCCTCGGTTAAAAATTCTAATTCATTCGTTAATGGATTAAATAATCTTTTTGTATAATGTTTTTCACTCCAATTTTTACTACTCTCGGCTATGATTAAAAATTTTCCGTCTTTTTGTTTATAAACCTTAAAACTTTTTAATGTTTGCCCTGCAAATTTCATATTATTTTTACTAAAAAAATATGGTTCTGTTTTTCTAGTTCTTTCTTTTATCTCATATATTG